GCGCGCCAGATTGTGGCTCTGGAGGCCGTGGGTTCGAATCCCATTACCCACCCTGTTATTTTGCTTATTTTAGCTAAAAGACAATGATATATGGGTGTGTAGCTCAGGTGGTAGAGCACTTGACTTTTAATCAAGTTGTCCGGGGTTCGAATCCCCGCACGCTCAGTAAAAATTAAGTTTTATGCGGTTTAGAGGTACTTTTGCTTCTAAATCGCATTTTTGATTTTCGCTAGATTTCTTGCGTAATTTCATTGTGGTTATACACTATAGAAAGTAGGGATCTTTATGAAGAAAATCAATATGTCTAAATCTACTAATCTAACTATCGGAGACGCATTTGAATTATACATTCGTAAATGTACTGTGCGTAATCTATCCGACAAAACAATCTTATCCTATAAGCAAATCTGCGCAAGGTTTTTCGACTTCTATGATACCAGAAAACAAGTATCTACAATCACAGAAGATACGATTGATGATTATATCTTATGGCTTAGAGAAGATGTTAAAGTCAGTGATGTTACCGTTAATACTTATCTGAGGACGCTCAGAGCGTTTTTATATTATTGTATGGACTGTGATTACCTTGATCCATTTAAAATCCAATTATGCAAGACAGAGAAGCCGATAAAACAAACCTATTCAGACGAAGAACTAGAACGTCTCTTACAGAAACCAAATCTACGCAAATGCACATTTTCAGAATACAAGACGTGGGTATTCGAGAACTATCTACTGGGAACAGCAAATCGTATTAGAACAGCATTAAACGTGCGTATCTGTGATGTTAATTTCAATGATGGTTTTATCACGTTGCAGAAGACAAAAAATCGCAGACAACAGGTAATTCCTCTATCAGAATCATTGGCAAATATCTTACAGGAATATCTCGAGATTCGTGGCGGAGAACCAGAAGATTACCTCTTCTGCAATGATTATGGTAAGCAAGCAACAATTCGTACTTATCAACAATTAGTAAGACGGTACAACATTAAGCACAATGTTAATAAAACATCATGCCATTTATTTAGGCACACGTTTGCGAAGCATTGGGTTATCAATCATGGTGATCCATTTAGATTACAAAAAATTATGGGTCATTCGACCTTAGATATTACAAAAGAATATGTGGCAATGTTTGGAAATGATTTACAAATAGATTTTGAAAAATTTAATCCGTTAGATAAATTAAATCATAAGATTGGAGACGGTAATAAAATCTCTATGAAGAGGAAAGGACGGTGATCATTTGGATACATTAAAAAGAAGTTTTGCAAGAACACTACAGCGAGAAGGTAAAATTATGACAGCCGTGACACAGGCGCAGGATTTCAAAGTTGTCTTTCGCAAGAATAACGACGGCTTAGAAGATAGAGACACTTCCATTATATACTATCAAATAGACGCACCTGTGGGCGCAGGAACGCTTTTAAACTACAAAGGCAACTACTACATCGCCTTAAATAAAGAAACGGCTGAGAACGATGTATACTATAAATCAGCGATACAACAGACAGATGGTATCTTGAATCTCAACACAGGAACTGTCACAGGGCTTAGGGTTATTTGCACGAAAACGACCTCAATTTCGTCCGCAAGTGATGGGACGATGATTTTGTTGTCTGGTGATCTAGAATTGATTTTAGAGGACAATAGCGACGCTAAACGCTTAACAATAGGTGGTACGTTCAACGAGTACGGTGGCACTTACAAAATAAAGAACATCATGTGCAAGAATGGCATCTGTCACTTATATTGCGAACGTACAGCAGATGAACAACCAACGGTCAACTATCGACTTGTATTAGGTGCTTATGATAAGGCGTATCAGATTGGTTCCAGTACCGATTTGGTACTAGAAACAACTGCCTACATGAACGACCAAATAGTGCTTAACCCTACTATTGAGTGGACATCATCTAATAATGATGTGGCGACAATCGCACAAGACGGAACAGTAACCTTTATAAAGGCAGGAACGGTTAAGTTTACTGCCAGATGGACGGAATATGATGTAGAGGTCACAACAGACGAAATTACGGTAACTGAGAGCGAACCAGAGGTTAATCCATGGACGTTATCAATTACTAGTCGATACAGTAAAATGTATACTAATAAAGACATAGTATTTACTTTTGTTACTAAGAATGATGGTGTCAAAGAACATCTGGATGGCTTACAGTATGAGATCATTAGTGATTATTCATTTACATTCGTGACGGAGAAATTTGACACAACAGCCAATACATTAACCTTAAAAACAACAGATAACGGTGCAATTGGTAAGAAGTTTACACTTAGAGTTTATCACACTGCGAAAAAATTAGAAGCAACTAAAGACGTTACCGTAGAATCATTGATTTAAGTGTCCTCGTTTTGAGGACGGTTCAGTTTTTTGGAAAAAAAACGGCAAAAAAGTTCCCACTTTTATTTTTAAAGGGACGTTAAAGCCAGTATTTATAAGGGTTTTTTTAGACACCAATCTTGCGGTAATAGGGAGACATGGATATTTAGACAAAAACGTCCAAAAAATTCCTTGGTTTTGTTTTTTAAGGTGTGTCAAACCAAGTATTTACAAGGACTTTTTTAAACAGCAATCTTGTTGTAATAGGGGACATGTGGATGGCAGGATAAAAATAGTAAAAAAGAGTCCAAAATCTTCCCCTTTTTAAAAAAATATGTGCTTTAAATGCAGTATTTATAAGAGTTTTAGCGGTTGTGCTTCGTGGACATATAGGAGAGACAAGAATGTTTTAGACAAAATCGGTCAAAAATCGTCGACTTTATTTCAAAATATAATCACAAAGTCCTTATTTTAAGTCATTTTTAGATGATTCATTAAGTGGAACTATAGGAAGGACAAGAATGTTTTAGTAAAAATCAATCCAAAATTATCCCCCTTGCCTTAAAAATACAGTTACCAAATCCAGATTTTAAGCCATATTTTGACGATCAGTTAAGTGGAACTATAGGAGAGATGGTAGTAGAATAGTAAAAAAGAGTCAAAAAACTTCTCCCTTGCTTCAAAAATAAAATAACAAAGTCCTTATTTTACAAGGGTTTTTAAAGATTGTCTAAGTACAACAATAGGGAGAACATGATTTTTGGTAAAAAAACGTCAAAAAACTTCTCAGTTACCTCTCAGAAACTATCAAAAATATCAGTAAAATAGCCAATTACGGGCGACGTGCTAAGTGTCGGTATAGGAAGAACGATGTAACGCTATCAAGCATTGCCCAGAAACCTAATATTTTAGCGGTTTTTTGAACTGGGAATTATTTACATGTACTGAGTTTTTCGGAACATCAAAAGTCACTATATGGAAGGGTACCCCTATGAGAAAGCAAAATGGCATAATTGAACTTTTGATATTGTCAAAAAATGTTCTGAATATCCAGTGCGAAAAAATGTCGAATTTTCAAATGTACTGAATATTCAGAACACGAAATGTGTCTATATGGAGAAGCATTAATCAGACATGTAACGCTATCAAATTGCCAACGTGGACAAGTCAAAATTTGGCTAAAAACCTAGTGTTTTAGCGACTTTGAAAAATTGGAAATTATTTACAACATCAGTATTTTACTGCACAAAATGAAAATTGAAATGTGCGTATAAGGGGGCACATACCCCAACATAAATTTGTTCGTTGTTTAATTCAAATGTATATACAGATATAGCAGGGGGTGTCACAAACAGATACTCCCTTTACTATGTCCAAGGGTTACTAGATCGGTAACCGTTGAATCCTAAGGTGGCAATTTACCATCTTAGAAATCATAAGGTAACGATTCGTTACCTCATAAATCCAAAGGTCGTAATCTGCGACCTTAGGCACAATCATATAATAAGGAAGAAAGAGATCTATCGTAATTGATAGGTCTTTTTTTGATACAACAAATTAACAACATCATTACAGGGGCAACAGTTGGAACTGCTATCGCAGGGCTATATAGATTGCAACTGGAAAGGAAGTGAAGAAATGCAACTAGAAAATTTAAACTTATCTGATGAACAACTTGCAGGCGTACAGCAAATTTTACAATCTGAGGGCGATAAGATTAGAACAAAGTATTCAAACGAACTCAGAACTGTAAAAGAAGAACTAAATCAATACAAACCTGCGCAGAAATCAGATGCAGAAATTCAATTTGAAAACCGAATGAATGAACTCGAAGCCAGAGAACAGAAACTACTCGCAAAAGAACGCCAAGCAGAGTTATCAACTAAACTTAATGAACTTGGACTGCCTACAGAGTTAGGACAGTATCTCAACCTTGGTGAAGATGTTGACGCAGGATTAGAGGCGGTAAGTGTAGCAATCAATGGTTATTTACTGAACAATGGGAATAAACCCAGTAACCACAGTAAACAGCAAGCAGTTACCAAATCCGACTTCAAAAAGATGTCCTACGGAGAAAAAGCACAGTTGTTTCAAGACAATCCTGAACTTTATAAGGCATTAGCGAGATAATTCCACACATCTGGGGAAACCACGGAACTTTTGCGCTCGTTAAGCCGAGGGAACTTTTGCGCTCGGCTAATATACGGTTTTCGGAAAGGTAGACAAAGGAGTGGATTACAATGTACTTCAAACTGCGATAAGTCAGTTAGGATTTCCAATTGTCATGGTCATTGCTATGGCTTTTTTTATTTGGAAATTGTGGGAAAAATCGCAGACACAAAACGAAACTCGTGAAGAAAAATTATATTCGGTCATCAGTAAAGCACAGGAACAGAACGAAAAATTATCTGCTACTAATGCAGAATTCGTGCAGGTATTGACCTCATATAAAGATGACCTTGATGAAATCAGAGAAGATGTTTCAGACATCAAAACACAAATTAATAACAAATAATATAGGAGGAAAACATAATGGCAAATATTGTAAACAATTCTACAAATGCAGTGAACAAAAACATGATTATTCCTGACGTTTATGCAGAATTAGTACGTGAAAAAATTGAAGGAAAGGTAGTTATCTCTCAGTCCGCAAAGGTTGTTAAATCTTTAGTAGGAAAACCTGGGGAAACTGTATCAATGCCAAAATGGGCTTACATCGGTGATGCCAAAGACATTACAGTTGGAACTGCAATGGATAAGACAGCGTTAAAGCAGACAAGCACACAGGCAACTATTAAGATGGTAGCCGCTCCTGCGGTATCCGTAAATGACTACGACGACGCAGTTGAGTTCGGCAATGCACTTGATGAAGCCGCAAAACAGCAGGCAATCTCTCTGGCAAGAAAACTTGACACTGATTGCATTAATGTTGCATTGACAACACCTTTAAAAAGTCAACTGGCAACAAAACATCAGATCACATTCGACGAAATGAACGCAATCTTAGGTTTATATGGGGATGATGCCAACGCAGAAGATTTTGCAGGAATTTATATTCATAGCGCATTTGTCCCATCATTTCTTAAGATGGATGGATTTGTCGACAAGACAAAGACATTTACAGCCGATGGCACAGGAATCATGCAGAATAACTTATTAGGTTATTTCAGAGGAATCCCTGTCCTTGTAACTGACAGATTATATGATACAGCAAAACATGAGGGTTATATCTTTACTATTAAAAAGGAATCTATTGGTTTAATTCCAAAAGAGAATCCATTCGTAGAACCTGCCAGAGATGCAAGCACAAGAACAACTACTGTGTACTGCTCTGAGTATTACGCAGTTGCATTAATTGATGATAGCGGTGTAGTTGTTGCGGGTTCAACACTTACACCAACAGTATCTGATGGTGAGTAATAAATGAAAGGAGCAACGAGATGCTTGGCGGAGACAGATTAAAGTTTTTAAGAATTTATCATAATTTAACACAAAAGTACATGGCTGAGTGTCTCGGATGCTCGACCAGATGGATCAAAGGCATCGAAAGATGCGAAGTGATACCGACCGAGAAAATGTATCATGATTGGCTTAACTGCTGTTATGGCTTATTGAAGCCACGAGTGGAAAAGAAAACAAGCAAAAAAGCCCAAGTTAAAAATAACTCGGTCGACAAATAACTGCTGTGCCCTGTCTTAGGGCATAGGGTAATTATATTTTAGTTCAACAGGAACTTGACAACTATTAATCCGATTTTATCGAGAAGGGAAGGTGAATAAGATGAATTTATTCTTATTCGCTTTCGTAGTTATTGATTATCAATTGGAAGGACAAGGTGCTAGTTCATCTTGTTCGCCAATTGGTGACAAATATGACGAAGAAAGCAATAAACAATTTACCAAAATGGTACAAAGACAAAACAAATAAATATCATACAATATTGACGGATGACATTGACTCGTTACTGTCTTGCGCAATCTTAAAAGAAGTAATGGGATGGGACATTAAAGAAGTTTTCTTATTAAGGCAAGTCGCAAATTATTCAGATATTCCGATCGACGTATCAGCAAAAACAAAGAACGCCACAGTTACAGAAGAAATAGGCGTGGACTTTGCCAAATATAAAGGAAAATGCTTTGACAATCACATCACACGATTTTCTGATAAAGATTACAAGAACGAAGAATCAATCAATCCTAATCTAATGGAAGATGTTACAAAAAAGAATTACACGGAAAAATACGCAGGATCAACTGTGTTACTGCTATGGTCACTGTATGGATTATCCAAAGATATGACAGACGAAGCAATGATGCTACTACTCACCATTGATAGTTCATTCCTTGGATACTATGACGATAGATACAGACCATATATTAAGCATTATCTTGTAGATGTACTTGATCTGCCAGAATTTTACAATTGTATCGAGCGACATACTCAAGAAGATTTCAGACGAATCAGAAATAAGTATCATCTGAGCGGAAAGATTAGATTAGAAAACGGTTATCTCAAAACGAACATAGACATTGATAAGATCAACGATGTACTACTCTGGGAGACGGCAGAGGTCTTTGAGATAGAATTACCAAAAGAAGAATTTTTCGTTGATAAATTTTTTATGAGCGAAATCGAAGATATCTATGGTCTGTATGCAGAATGTGACCGAGATATTATCAAGAAAGAACAATATTGTCATGCATTGACAAGAACGAACACAGTAAATTACTCAATCGAGATTAAAGAAAAAGACGAGGTAAAACGATTATGAAATACACAAACAGAGGCGAAATTGTAGTTGAACAGAGAAAACTTGTAAATAAATTGACAAAAAAAGGATACCCAATTGTAAGGATTCGCCAGAATCAGAGAAACAAATATAAAACGGAATATCTCTTCAAATCTACGCCAGAATTACGAGAAGAATTGATGAATATTGCACGAGCCGAAGTCGAAGAATTAAAAAAGAAAATGTTCGCATAATTAAAATTTGACCACGAAGATTGTTTGTAGACCAAAATTTTAGGTGTGAATAATGTTCCTACCAAGAATTTAGGTGCTAATAATGTTAGCGGGTCAAATTTAGGTCTTACTATTAGTAATACCAAAATCCTAACCGTTAATAATGTTAACGTACAAAATTTAGGTCAGTAATCGACAGTTTAGCGGACTAAAATTTTAGGCACAAACAATCTTTGTACCAAAAATTTAGGTACCAACAATCTTGGTACTCAGAATTTGTCTATTACAAATGGTAATAGTCAGAATTTAGGTCAGTTACCCTCAAACTGGGGCTACTGATTAATATCAGTAATCGACAGTTTGTCGACCACTCAATAAACAAATACAAAACAAGGAGAACAAACGATATGGAACGTAAAACAAAAACAGAAAACAAAATTATATTCAACCAGAAACTAGCAGGATATCTCATGATGCAAGGATTTATCCTTAAAAAGATGGAACGTAATGAAAAATGTCCAGATAAAAATGTATTTATTTTTAGACAATCCGAGAATCTGGAAACAGAGATTTCAAAATATTTAAACAAATAATAATCTAACATTAACGAACAAAGGAGTTTAGTTTATGGCAACAAACACAAAAAAAGTAAGCAAAAATACAAGAGTAAGCGATTTAATCACAGTTGAAGATGTAAAGAAATGGGAACCAGATGTACCTGTCATTATTGAAGCGGGTACTGGCGTTGGCAAATCATACTTTATAAAGAATACCTTATACAACATTGCAAAGGAAGAGGGTCAAAAGATTCTCTTCCTCATACATCGTCGCAAGTGTGTTGATCAATTTATGATGGAAATTGAATCAGATGGAAAAGATGATGTCATAGATATTGTTACATATCAGAAGTTTTCCATGCACAAACGATGCAGTGACTTTGACGATGAATTCAATCCCTACGATTATGGCTACATAGTATCAGATGAGTACCACTACTTCACAGAAGATGCAAGTTTCAACGACACAACAGACGTTGCATATGACATGATCATGGAATGTCCTACGGCAGTAAAGATTTTCATGAGTGCGACAGGAGAGAATATTGAATCTTATATGCGAGATTATCTCACGGATAACGCCCAGAAATTAGGCATCAGAGAGAACATAAAGCCACTAAAATACAAAATACCTACTAATTGGTCATTCATTAATCAGTTGTACTTCTTCTACAGAGAGGACGGTTTTAAACGTAAGGCAGAAGAGGTCATTTGCAAAGGTACAAAGGCAATCTTTTTTATTGAATCAGCCAAGAAGGCATACGAATTATACAAGCAGTTCGAGGACAATGCAATCTTCTGCTGTAGCGAGAGCAATAAAGATTATGCCAAATATATGGACAAAGAGAAGTTAAATCAGATGCTCGAAAATGAGAGATTCGAAGAAAATTTACTTATCACTACTGCTTGCCTAGACGCAGGCGTTAACATCAAAGATAAAAACGTAAAAGAGGTCATGATTGATATTCGTAATCTTGGTTCGCTGATCCAGTGCATGGGTAGAAGACGTATCGGAAGAAGAAAAGACAATGGCGCATACTCAGAAAAGATTGACGTTTATGTTCGTGCGAGAACCAATGAACAATTAGGCGGTATGATCACACAAATTAAGAAAAATATTGCGCCTGCACAATTCCTCGACTTTAACGGAGAAGATGAATTTTACAAAGAGTATCCAAGATTCAATGCCAACGTAGACAAAAGCGGAATCATCTACACTGATAAAAAGGATAATTGCTTAAAGGTCAATGAATTGATGCTTAAGAAGAAAGAAAGCGATATCGAATTATACAATAAGATGATAAATCTCAGCGATTATGGATACTGCTCATATCTTGCTGATAAGTTCGAGAGGACGCATAAATATGACAGATTTGGCAACATAATCAAATGGAAGTATGAGATTTACGAACCAGAGTACATTAATATCATCTTTACTTTGGATAGATATACGAATGATAAAACAGAATTTTGCGATAAGTCACAGAAAGATAAACTCGTACAGGAACTTAGTTTACGCAAAAATGGAAGAGTCATTAAAACAGCAAAGACAATCAACGAGAAATTAGAAACGATGGGGATTCCTTTTAAGATAGAGGAAACTAAGACAAACCGTAGAGTTAACGGTGAAAAGAAAGCAAAGCAAATGAGAGTATGGAAGATTATTCCTACAAAATAATCGTCGTTTTCCCCTTATAAATACTGGACTTTTTGCCATTTTAGGTACGTTTTTGGTGTAACCCTTCTATATAGGGTGTCACCAATTTCGTACCTATTTTGTACAAAAACCCTTATAAATACTGAAGAAAACGACGATTTTAAAAATTTTAAAAAGAAAAAGTAATCTTCCACATAAGGAAATTGCGCTTGTCGCAATTGACAGAGAGCGAAAATAAGCGAAGCGTTTTTTGCGTGTTTATTATGGTAATAGGCACCCATACTGACATATATTTTGTGTTGGTCGAAATGACCACCCGTAGGTGTGGGCGTTTGACCTACAACAAAATGTGTGTCGGATGGTGCCAGATAAGTTGTGAGTGTAAAGGTTTCCTCATCATGTTGGGGACAAGCCCCAAACCCCAAGATGTCCAACATTAGATTCGCTACGCTCACTTAAATGTTGAACTTCGCTTGCACAACAAGTTGCGCAATCGGATATTATTGGACTTTTAAAATCAAACAGGAAAGGAGAAACAAATGGCAAAGAATAAAGATAAAACATTGCTACAGAAGATGCAGGAAATCTGCCCATATCATATTGCTAAGTATGTGCAGTGGTACTTATCTGACCAGAAAAAAAGATGCAAATGGGACGAATTATGTCAATGCGATATGCAGTTTAAAAGCAAAGACGGAACAAACAAAACCGAAGAGTTTTGTGAAAATAACTGGCTCATTAGAGATGATGCACAAAAAGCCATCAAAATATATATGAAAAATATGAGGACATTAAACACAATGCAGATATATCAGAAGATGATGAACAAGGCACTGAACGGAGATGTCAATGCTGCTAAGTATGTTG